TGGCCATAGTTTTTCTAATTCTTCGCTTCTATAATATTTTTGTTTATTTCTTGTTTGCCATAATTTCCTATCTGGAAATTCGTATCCAAATATTAAAGCATGATAGTGAGGTCTTTTATTTTGTTCACCGTATTCTCCACAGTGAAAAAATCTTATTTTTTTGTGCTTCTTTCTCAATCTTTTCATAAAGAGTTGAAAATCACGCACATCTACAGAAGCTGGATTGCTTCTTTTATCTAATTCTTCTTGATTAAATGTTAATGTTATAAAACATGATTTTTCGTGCATTTGATTTTCATGCACTAATCTTACAGCCCATTGTCTGCTATATTCTAATCTACAACCTACACATTGCCCACACGGTAAATTAAACCCTTTCGCAAATGGAAAGGGCTTATTAAATGTTATTTTACCTTCATTTCTAAAGGCAAGTAGAGGGTGGTAGCATGCCATTGCATACTTATATTCTGTATCCACCACGCATTGGTTTAACGTGGTTTTTTCTATTTACTTTCATTGCAGTTTTTGCAAACTGTCTTTTTGATTTCTTTCTTGACATTTTCTTTCTATACATGTCTTTCTCCTTTTTTTTTGGTAGGGGTGTCACTCCACACAGTTAACATCAAGTAGGTAACTGTGTGGGCTCTTTCTGAGCTTCTTGAGCTGTTGATGGCTCACCAGCTGCAGAAAGAGCTTTTTTGTTACTATCGAGGACGTTAGTAACTTCTGGGGTTTGTATAAAACCCATTGTTTTTAATTCTTCTTTGTTGTCAGGATTTGACACAAATTCATAAAATTTGCCGGGATCGTTATCAAATTTTTTACGAATATCAGACGGTATCGTCATAAATTCGTCTTGGGCATCACGAACTAAGTCTAGTGCTTCTCGGTAATCTGCTACTTCCGAGAAATCTCCGTAGCGGGCTTGGCCACGCTGTACGTGTTCAATAATGCCATTTCTATCGTGTCTTTTTATTATATTAATGACATCACATTCTTCTTTAAAATGTTGTTGTGTTAAGCTTTCTCCGCTTGTTTTGAATACGTATTTTTTATGCGGATCATAAGCTTTTCTAAACGTAATTGTTTTATTTACGGGTCCTTTTTTATTTAACATATCGTGTCCTCTTTCCGCCAGTTCGGCTCTTATAATAATTTTTGACGTCATTAATAAATTGACGTAAATATTTATCAAATTTTGTACCTTGCATTCCTTTTGTTAATGCTTTGCCTGTTATAAAATCAGATTCAAAATTCTTTTGTAATATTGAAGGTAAATATTCTTTTTTTACATCTGAATATAAGCCTTTAGCTGAATTATACATTTCAGATCCAGCTTGATTAATTACTAAATGTTTCATTTGCATTGGACTTAATTTCAGTCTTTTTAACACATCTACATCTAATTGTGCTAAATCAGCATTAGATGTAGCTAATCTTGCATTAGCTTGTGCTTGCTGCGCTTGTGCTGTTTGTAATAGCTTTGCATTAGTAACTTGTTTACCTCTTGTATATGCTTGTCCATAATCTTGTGCTGGTATACCAGCTCCAGCCGGTGTACTTGCTCCACCCATTTTTCCAGCTAAAATTGGGTTTAATCCGGCTTTTTTCATGTCTTGCATTGCTCTTTCATAAGCGGTATTTGACATACGCTCTTGAAATTGCATTTGAGTATTTGCAATTTTTTTATTAGTTCTATTGGTTTGATGTGTACCTATTACACTTGCTATAGCATCAAACATTAGAAATGATCTATTAGACCAGGTACACCATATGTAGGCATTGGTCTGGCACATTTAAGTTTGAAATACATATCCAAAATTAAATTTGGATAATTTGCTACTGCTGTAACTCTATCTACTGGCGGATTTTCTTCTATAAAGCTTGCATTTAATGCTGGCAAGCTTCCAAAATCCTGCGCTAAATGCCATGTATCCAAACTTTGAGCAAAGTTTGATCTCATTTGTCCAGTTACATTACTTGGTTTATATCTGTATTCTGCATATCTTTCTTGATATCCAAATACATTGTTATCATCTGCTGTACCTTGTGCATAAATTTCTTTATTTAACACTGCTTGTTCTCCTAGATGGGCTAAAGCAGGCCAATAAAAGTCCCATCTAGTTTGTCTACTAAAGTGTCTGGCTAATCCTTGCTGATATGTTAAATCAGCAAATACGCAAGCTAAACCTATTACTACACTATGTTCTGTAAATGATTTATTGAATCTATGGCCGGTAAAACCGGTAGTACCATAACCACTAAGATTACCTTGTGGTGTTGTTGTATCTGTACTACTTGTTTGTGCTATAGGATTGATATTAATCCTATCTTTTCCGCCTCCGAGGTATTCAGGGCGTTGTAATCTAGCATCTGGGCTAGTTACTCCGAAGTGACTTTGTATAACTTCGGTATATCTTGTTCCACCCCTAGCATCTTTTTCATACAATCTTTGTATTTGAAATGCTTCTCTTAACTGATTTATAGTTGCAGCTGTTGCATCACTTAAATCTGCATATAGTGCATCTGTTTGTGCAAAAGCAACATCTCCAGATTGTAAACTTGCATTAGCAGCATTTAAATTATAATAACCAGTACCAATAGTTGGTGCTTGTACTGCAACCACATCGTTGGCTGCTAAATCATGCTGTATATATGCTTTTGTACCTAAAGGTAAACTAACTGCTTCACCTTTTTGTGGCCATGGTAATGCACTTGTAAAATAATCGTGTCTTTTACCTCTTTTTAATAGTGTATAATTACTTAGAGTATCAGGGCCATCGCCTTTATCTACTGTAACACTATCTTGTAAATTTTGGTCTCTAAACCATTCATTATATATTAAATTATATGCTCTTCCGCATAAATTATTAAATGATAGACTTACATCTGTTGGTACACCAAAATAATCATATAATGTACTATTTGTTATTGTTCCACTTGTTTGTGGTACTAAATAATCTGTACTATCTCCGGGATTGTCTTGCTCTCCGCAAAACTTTTCCCAGTTGTTCCATATTAATCTATATGGAACTGCAAAGAAAAATGTTTCTATATATAAATTATCCATAAATGGATTAATTGGTGTTGCTAAACGACCAAAACCGTTAGCGTCCATGGTAAACGTATCGCCGGGAAGTGCTTCATCATAAAATATTGGCACTAAATGACCGGCATCAAAAGTTGTTTTTAAACCGTGATCACGGTTAAATACTGATCTTTGTATATCTACTTTTGGTACTCTGCTAAAATCTTTTGTTAAAGTACTTGGTAATGTTCCCATGGGTCCAAACATATTTTTAATCCTTTGCTTCTTGTAGTGTTAATAGCTCAATTATAACTTCTGGTGGATTGTCTGCGGTAGGGATTCCACCGATTTCGTCCCAACTTCCTATTCGCATTAACGTGAAATCTTCTGGAAATTTGCTGAATGGTGCATTTGGATTGTTTAATAAATCCATACATTGTCGTGTTGCTGTGCCATCTGTAAGTTCCACGAATGGCTGCATATATGTTCCAGATTTTTTGTCGTAAATTGAATATAAGTTCTTGTCCATAATTTTGTCCTCGTTTCATTGTTTTCATTATGTAATAAGTTACATAATATATATTACGAGTCAAACTTTTTTATATATCTCTTATTAGTCTTTGTAATTGTGTAATTTTTACTTGTTCTTGTACAAATAGCCTATCCATTCTTTCATCATATTCGGCATACACTTCTGGTGCTTTTTCTTTACGTTTGTTTTTTATTTCTTCTTTTTCTTCTTCGGGTAATAAATTATCATAATACCTAGGAGGTCTTATTTTTTTACCATTTATTACACAATAGTCATTGGGGTATACATCAGTTTTATATTTTTTAAACCAGTCATATCCAATTCCGGGTTTTCTACTCATTGTGCAATATTCTGGTTCAATTAATTCACCAGTTTCTTTATTAAAATAATGCTCTTCGGCATTTTTTCCTTTTTGTTTTTTCATAATGTAGCGAGCTACATATGCACAACTTGTAAATGTTACTTCGCCTATCACAACATGGCCATATGGCCATAGTTTTTCTAATTCTTCGCTTCTATAATATTTTTGTTTATTTCTTGTTTGCCATAATTTCCTATCTGGAAATTCGTATCCAAATATTAAAGC